CGATCATGAAGTGTTAATTCACGTGCCGCAACTTCTAAATTAATAATAGTTTGCTCTTCAATATCATGACCTTGTTTTACCCAATTTGGTATTTCAAATACTGTATTCAAATCCAATGGAGCTATATAACGAAAATGATGCTCATTCCACACAAAATATCTTTTTAAAATATTTGCTTTAGAAAAATCATCATAATTTCGATCAATAACATCCATTTTCTCAGAAGTTGTATAAGAATGCCCCATAAAATTATTTACTTCTTTTAACGTTTGATAGTTATAAAAAGTAGAAAATTCTTTTGAAACAGATAAAACAAGATCATCACCATAAAATCCACCTTCAGTATTTTCAATATACTGTTTAATATCCAATTTCAATGTATGATCAGAAATAGGATAATCATTCATAAAACTTACGAACTCATCCCATTTCTCACCAATACACTTAATTTTAGACTTAGACAATATTATTAAATGATACTCAAGAAAACTCCTAAAAATATTATACATTGTATTAACAATTGTTGTTAAAGGATGCCCCGATGGTAAACTATGTGTAAGTAAGTATGCTTTTGGTCCAATTAAAACTATAGAATTAATTAAATCCATAAACAAAACTTTCCTAACATAATTATCCATCTCAACATCTTTCCCTCCAAATCGAGAATACTCTGAATTAATAAATTTAAGAATTTTATTGGAAATATCAGCCCTTATTGAACCATCCCAATTAGAAAAATCTCCTGTAAGTATACAAGGATGTTTCTTTAATAATTTTGCAAATGAATGAGACTCAGTTGAATACATATTTATACCAACCAAAGACCTATTCATAATTTTATTATTCATAAAATTAACTACAAAACCACCAAAGTACATTCTCACTGCCAGAACATAATCTAATTGAGGTACTGTAAACACTCTCGTTTTACCAGCCATTACTTTAGCAATAGGTCGAACTTCATCTTTAAGCGTACACACATAAAGATGTTGTTGACGTATACCTTTCTTAGCTAGTTCAATCCGAGCATTTACACGTTCGATAACCTCATCAGATATTTTACCATCTTGAAAATAATATTTTTTTCCTTTAAATGAATTTTTTGGCCAACTATACCCTGGGGAAGTCCCCATAGGAATAGAACGCCAATATTTTTCATTATCAATTCCAAAAACACTTTCCTCAAGTGATAAAACTCTCATAACACTTCGATTTATATTACTAGAATATTTACGTAAAAACCAATCAAAATCAATATACACTGAATCTATTATATCATTACTAATATAAGGAGAAACAGTATAATATTTCTTAAGACCAATTTTAAAAGGATCCAACATTTCACCATCAATTACTCGAGGGTAAAGAAATGCAGGCTTTACCTTAGGTTTATCTCTTAATCCATAAATACAAGAAGGTCGTATTTGACTACTACCAGCTTGTATCACAGGATCAGAAACATCACCTACATAAAGTACACCTTTTGGTAAATATTCTATTTTATCATTTTGTAATTGTAAGTCCAAAGATATTTGTAAATTTAAATCAGAGATACAAGTTAACATATTTTTTGTTACAGAAACAGAATTGCCAATTCCATTCTGAAAACCAGAAACATGAAAACCTATAATTTTCCCTGAAATAAATTGATTCTCAACAAATAATAAAGACCCACAATCACCTCCTTGAGTTATAGCATCGTAGCAATATCCATCACGAGCATAAGTTCCACCAGTTATGTTACCATAATTGATATCACCACACACTTGATCAAATGGATAATCCAAACAATTCAATTTAAAGCGATTAATATTTCTATTAAATTTTTCATCAAAAGTCACAAGAATACCTTTACTTCCTCCAACTTTCGACAAATCCTCTTTCGAAATAAAATGTTTTGTTATATCTTGATAATTTGGGAGAGCATGATTATTAGAAAATTCTAAAATCACACAATCTTTACTACCAAAACCTTCTGAAAATATATATTCATACTTCTTTAGATTACATAAAGGAAACTTAATTCCTTCACAATCCAAATGTTTTGGAATATGAACAATAACATCTTTAGGTTCTATAACAAAAACATCACTTGCAGTCCAAGTAACAGGTTTCATATAAAAAATTCTATCATAAACAGCAGGTAATAAATGTAAAAAAGTAGCCATAAACTTCCCCTTCACAAAAACACCAAAACCTTTATTACTCATCTTACCATTATAACTTGTAGAAATAACAACTTGATTCGTAATAGCTTTATTCATAACAGAATTAACATTCTGATCAATAGTAACTTCAACAATAGCTTTCCCAGTTTTAACACCAGTACTAATATCATATCTCTCCAAAATTGGATATTTTGAATTTTTAATATTAACAGAATATTTTTCTAAACTCACCTTATTATCAACTGGCTCTAAATCACTTTGTTTTTCTTTACCTCTAACTTCAACTTGAATTTTCTTCAAATCTACATTAGTTTCAAGTAAAACTTTAAACTTAGGACCAGTTATAGTATCATACTTCGTCTCATTCACAATATTCAAATTTTGAGTCTCTATGAAATCTAAAACAAACATTACATACTTATAAATATCATCATTCTTAGAAACATTCTTTCGAAATTTCCAAGAATAATCACTTTTCATAAGCAAATAATTACTTGCTAAATTCCAATTCATCGCATTCGGAAAATCTTTTCTAATAAAATCTAAATCAATAGCCCTAAAACATATTTCACCATTTATCTCTAAATAATCAAATACACATTTAGGAAAAACTAAATCATTAGGCTCAATAGAAAACCACCACTTAGATACACAACTTACAAATTTATAAATCATAGTACCTAATATACCAGCTCCTCCAACTACAATTAAATACGCAGAAATCGCTTCACCCATAATTTTAATCATCTTAAAAATACGAGTTAACGAATCCTGTATATTTGAGTTCATACTTGGTTTTAATTCATTAGTAACTACACGTTTAAAAATTCCATCATAAATGGAATCTGGAAAAACTTTCGTTAATATATAAACAAAACTTGAATAATTGTCTTTAATAATTTTCATCTGACTTTCACTAGTTTTACAACTAATAAAAGTCTGATAAGCATTACTAAAGACAGACGTAGTTTCATTTCCATGAATATATTTATCAATCTTATCACGATTTTCATCATAAACATTATAAATATCTTGTATATCACTTGAATAAGTAGTACCCAACACCCAATCAAAAATTCCTTGATTTTGGGGTCGCATATCACCTATTAAAGTGGTTATAAAAGAATTTAAATCATTATGATGCATTTCTCCAGCATAACGATGTTTACGATAATCTTCAACAATATAATCTTGAAATTCCTTCCAACCTAAAGTACCTTCTATTTTTCCATTAAGAACATTGTACTTTACGAATTCATAAATATCAAAATTAATATGTTCACCAACTTTATCTACATCCAACCTATATACTTTACTACCAGCTTTACCAGTTGAACGTAAATAATCTTTCTTAACAGTCACTTCCCACGTATAACCTTCCAATCTTCTAGCTAATGCATCAGGATGATTAATATTTTCAGTCTTAGGAAACTTAATATTAGTTGTAAGCAAAATTGCTTTAAAATCTAAATTAATGTTTCCTTTCTCAAAAATATTACTCATATGTGCAAAAGCGGGAGCAGAATTAGTTATCCTAATCATTTCAGCATACTCCGTATTATTCATCCTATCAGCAGTTTGACCAAAATCATCAATACATAAATAATCTTGTGAATTCTGTAAAGAATCCCAAAATTCATTTTCTGTTTGACGATAATGAATCTTACTTGCAAAATCCTTCAATCTTTCAGGGTTAGCCACATAATATGGATCCTGAGACATTAAAGTTAGAAAAACATACGGAGTAATTTGAGATTTACCTACTCCAGATCCTCCATATAAAGATATCACATAAGGTGGTATCTTCATACGTTGAGAAATTGCTGTTTTGGAAAATCTAATTTGCATAGCTAATAATTGCCTATATTGTAAATTAAAAGTATCAACAAGTGATTTATTCTTGCATCCACTTAAAATTTGACAATATTTATTACCTAATTCAACCAAATCATCCAATTCAGAAACTATCTCAACATTTGATAATTGGGAACGATTTTCAATGTTAAGTAATTTAACACTTCTATCATTCCAAACTAACAAATCATTCGTAAACTCATCCGTAGCCGCACCATAAAAAAACATTGAAATTAAATTCAATATTTGTTTACTATACGCAATCAATTTCACAATCAAAGATTCTATTCCAACAGAGCCCTTATGAACTGTATAAATATTATTACAATACTTATAAAATTCTTTAGAGCCACCATTAGGACAAAATATTGAAAATATTGATGATAAAAAGCCTTTTACAACACTATCATCTTTATCTTCATTACTTTGATTAACTGGTTTTTCCGATATTAAAATTTTAACCCATTTAATAAACTTTATAAATTGATTATGTAATCCATCATAAAATTTATATATTATTTCAGTTGAAATATTAAATCCAACTAAAAATTGAGCCAAAATAGTAAAACAAGTCACTTTGTCCTTTCTACACCTATAAATATTTGTAAAAAGTAAAAGCAACTCAGGACACAATCTCTCCATTTTATCTTTGAATTCAGGACACTCAACATTAACTGTTACTTTAGCATTACCTAAAGAATCAGCCAATTTATTAAGTGATTCTGAAACCCCAAACAATTGCAATTCAGCAGTACGAGCTTTATATTGGTTCGCACGCATCGTACTGTAAACTGCAGGTCCAGGATTTAATTCAACATCTCCATCACAAGATAAATCTCTTATCCAACTAAAATCACCATCAATAATACTACTCAAATTATAAAAATAATCTAAGTAAGCATTACCAATAGTAGATCTTAATCGAACAAAAACTTTATATTGTGGCGTTCTCTTTATTACAAACTCAATATCTTCATCATTAAATTTCATTACTGAAAAGTAATTTCCAAAAACAAGAGTTGGATCATCTGTCACTATATTCTCACTTCTCGCTATCAAATTATTTCGTGAAAAACAATTTGGAACAAAACTAGTTATATATTTAATCCAATAACGATATAAAATAAATGAAAAATCAATTTCATTAAGTATATCATTACCTTCATTAAACAAATGTACCAACATTGTAAACATCCGTGAATCAACTGTAATTAAATTTAAACCTTCATAAACTTCATCAAGAATCTCCTTAATGTTGTCTATACCATGTATATCTAAAACAAAATCATAAATTTCACCAGTCTCAAAAATAAAAATTACTTTCTTAACCGGTAAAACAAATCCATCTGTCTGACTTTCACATACTAATCTATTCAAAACTACTCTCTCTTCTAAACTTAACTCAAAATACGTTACTAAAATTATATCAAAATGCTTACGTCTATTTCTAAACGAAGTTATTTCATTACTACTACTAAATACATTAGGAAAATTATTTGGAACAAATTGTGGAAAACACAATTTATCCAAATCATTTCCTAAATTCCCAGCTACTACATCATAAATAAAATCATAATCAATGTCCGATGAAATTAAAGCAAAGTTCGTCATAAATGTTTCCAAGGCCGTTTTTATTTCTTTATTTTGTAAATTCATAATTATTTTAATGGTATCAAATTAACATCTCAGGATTCAAATATAAATATTTAAATCCTGAGTCCAAAAATTAAAATCAAAAGAGTTTTTAAATCAATAAACACGAAATTAAAAATTAATAACACGAAACATATTTATAAAATAAATTAATCAAGTAAAGATTATAAAATTCAATTATTAAAACATATACCGTACATATTAACTAAAATAGACATATGGATATACATTATATATAATAAAACATTCTTACAATCTTCAAAACAATCAATTAATTTAAAAATTTTATTCAAACACGTATCTTAAACATGACAAAATACGTTATGATGTTCAAACAAAATAATAATTTATAAATAAGTAATTATTAGGGATGATGCATGAATCCTAATAATTACCGTGATAATTAATAAAATCTAAAGCTAAATCAAAATTTAATATTTAAATAACGACTACCGTTACATAAATATAAAATTTACAACACAAACACAAAATTTTAAAATTCAATGCTTTCGCCCCTAATTTTACATCTTGGACGATGTCAACAAATGGATACACAGATAATGTG